TTACCAGTTACAAATAACCAATTCCCCGCTGGTTTTGCCCGTCTTATCCCTGCCTACGGTATAAGCCAACTCCAGTTGAGTAATACGGAAGTCTTTAAACAAAGCCCGTATATCTGGGTGGTCGTTGATGGATAACATGACCTTACCTTTGCTCTCCGCCATTGCCTTTGCCAGCAGCTCATATTGAGACCAATCAAAAGCACTATCGTAGCCAGCGGTCTGCCAGTATGGTGGATCAGCGTAAAAGAAAGTGTGTTCGCGGTCATATCGTTTGAAGCAACGCTCCCACGATTCATTCTCTATATAAACGCCTTTTAAACGGTCTTTAGCAGCCGTTAATTTAACCTCAATCTGCGACGCATCCCACGCTTTTGACGTGGTAGCCGTGCCAAAATGTTGATGGACGGTCTTGCCACCGAAGGCATTGTGCTGCAAATAAAAGAACCGGGCAGCCCGTTGAATGTCGGTCATACATTCAGGCGGGGTGCTTTGCAGGCTGGCAAAGGTCTCTCGGCTGGTTAGCGTCCACTCGAATTGTCTGACAAACTCGTCAAAATGGTGCTGTACCACGCGGTATAGGTTGACGAGTTGTCCGTTGATATCGTTTAAAACTTCCACTTTGGCGGGTGTTTCCCGGAGAAAGAACAATGCCGCGCCGCCTGAAAACAGCTCGACATAGCAGGAATGCTCAGGAAACATGGGTAACAGGTGTTTAGACAGCCGTCGCTTCCCGCCCATCCAAGGGATGATGGGTAAAGATTGTTGCGGTTTTTGCATCATATATACTCCTAAATCGGCATTCGACGAC